AAGCATTGATAATGCTCTCTTTTACTTCACTGAGGAGATTAATCCCCACCTGCAGATCCGCCACCTCACCAGCAATAAGCATGGCTGGGTTATGGATCATGATTACTGACAGTGGAGAAACACACACTTCATCTCCCGCCATGGCAATGACTGAAGCGGCACTGGCTGCAAGCCCGTCAATATGGACACTGACCTTGCCGGGATATTCCTTCAGCATGTTGTAAATCTGCGCTGCTGCGAAGGTGTCTCCACCCGGTGAGTGTATCTTTACAACAATGTCATCTGCTTTAGATCCACTATCATAAAGCTCCGTCTTAAACTGTTTAGGGGTGATATCATCATCAAACCAAGAAGACTCTGCAATGTACCCTTCAAGGTGCAAGGTTCTCACTGTAAGCTCCTCGGCTTCGTTCACCACCCATCGCCAAAATTTATCCATCTAATCGACCTCCTTTCGGGCATGAAAAAAGCACTCCTCGATTTTGAGAAATGCTGTTGATACTTTGAATTTGATTTTGTAGTTGTCCACAGAAATGTGCCAAGTTATACACTTATCATCAAGACCCATCACCACCAGTCTCATCCATGGCTTTCTTTGCATAGGCCCCAGCCATCTTAAGGGGTAGCATGTTACCATTCACAAGATATAGGTCTCCACCATCTTCTTCAGAAATCGGGTCCATGTTCTCCATCCTCCTTACATCATTAACGGAGAAGAAACCATTCTGAATACCGATGGCGTATCCATCCATCCTGGATTTATAATCCCCTCGCATCAGTGCCGATGCATTGAAGGACACAAAGCACTGCCCTTTCTCTTTTTCAAGAAAGAGCTTCTTGTTCATAGCCTGCTCTATTCGAACCAGCCATGGCCGGATAGTGTGGACCACAAAGCTGATGGATTGGTTCTCAATGTTACTGAATGAACTCTTGCTAAGGTCGGCCACCATATGGGGTGGCACCTGAAAGATTCTACAAATCTCTTCTATCTGAAACTTCCTCGTCTCTAGAAACTGCGCATCGGAGTTGGGCATGCTGATGGCTTGGTACTGAAGTCCATCTTCAAGGACTGCCACCTTGTTGCTGTTTCCACTTCCTCCATAGGCCGCCTGCCAGGCATCTCTCACTTTTGATGGATCCTTGATGGTTCCTGATGTTGAAAGAATACCGCTTGGTGTTGCGTTATTGGCAAAGAACCTGCCACCATATTCTTCAGCGGCAATGTTCAGGCCGATGGCATTTTTAGCTAGGGCCACCGGTGAATATCCCATGACGCCATCAAAACCTAGACCCGGTACATGAAGAACATCCTCCGGTCCTAGATAATGGGTGGTGGTGTCCTTCCTATAAGCGTAGTAGAGATTGCCACTTTTATCTCTATCCACCGTCATCTTGTCAGGAAGCAGGGGATAAAGATGCACCACTTCCCCTTTACCATTTCGAATGATCTGGCAGTAGGCATTTCCCCATAGAAGAAGGTGCGTCATCATGGTCTCCCTTAAGGTGAAGGACGTCATCTCCGGGTTTGGTTCATCGTGCAGTATCCTATACAGCGGATGGATGTACATCTTTTCTTTTCCGTCACCTCTATACCTGTAAGTGTGAAGGGGTAAAGATGCTACCGTCTCAGCAATGATTCGCACACAGGCAAAGACTGCTGTGGTTTGCATGGAACTTCGCTCGTTCACAATTTTCCCCGATATACTTTGACCCATATAAAAGTTTGGTGCGCTGCTGACACTATCTGTCGGTTCTGCCCTCGCCTTAAAAAGCCATTTAAAAAAGTTCGCCATAATCTATGTTCACCCCCTTCTATCCTAAAATGATCATGTCGCGTTCATCATAAATAGACCCATCATCATCTGGTGGGTTTACCGTGGCTCTGGCAAGACCCATGATCATGGCCACAATACCATCGATCTTTTCTGAGGACTTTTCCTTGTCTACCTTGATGTTTCCAGCAGGGTCCGTTCTGACCACTATGTTATCTGCCATCCACCGAAGAACCGGGTGACCGCCATGGGCTATCTGCTTACTTAAGGTGAGTCGCATGAGGTCCTTTGTCGGTGGTGACATATCCTTAAAGCCCTGACCAAACGGTACTACCGTAAATCCCATACCCTCTAGGTTCTGGCTCATCTGTGTAGCACCCCAGCGGTCATAGACGATTTCTCTGATGTTATATTTCTCACCGAGGCGCTCGATGAACTTTTCTATGAATCCGTAGTGAACCACGTTTCCTTCTGTTAGATTTAGAAGTCCCTGTCTGTGCCAGATGTCATAGGGAACGCCGTCTCTTTTCACCCGTTGATGAAGTGTCTCCTCAGGAAGCCAGAAGTATGGGAGCACCTGAAACTTATCTCCCTCTTCAAGGGGTGGAAACACTAAAACAAAAGCGGTGATGTCACTGGTTGAGGACAGGTCAAGACCTCCATAGCAGACTCGCCCTTTCAGTTCTTCCGGGTCTACAGGATAGTTACAAAGGTCCCACTTATCCATGGGCATCCATTTGATTTCCTGCTTTAACCACATGTTCAGTCTCAGCTGTTTAAACAAGGCGAGATCTGCCGGATCGTCTTTGACCTGATTGTAGTGCTCCCTGACTCTCTCTATAGAAATGGTATGGCCAAGACTAGGGTTGGCCTTATACCAGTTGTTTTCATCTTCAATATCCGCATCGTCCTCTAGCCCATAGATAATGGCGAGGAATGTCGGATCTACTCTCTTGCCTTCAAGTATGTCTTTCGCCTTTTGATGCATCTCCCAGCCATAGCCAGAGAGTTGATTTCCTGCAGTGGTGAGGTATAAAAAGAGTGGCTGGGTTCTCGCATCCCCGGAACCAGTGGTCAGCATCTTGGCAAGGTCTGGATTCGGGTAGGTCCAAATCTCATCAAGGATAACGCAGGAAGCATTGATCCCGGATTTTGATTTAACGTCGGAACTTAATACCTGATAGAAACTTCCTGTCTTTGGATAGACGATTCGCTTGGTGGACCTTACTAGATTGGTCACTTTTGATAGGGTTGGATTTCCTTCCACGAAGTTCATACTGGTGTTAAAAATGATACTGGCCTGTTGTCTATCACAAGCGGCTACATACACTTCTGCGTTGGGTTCTCCATCAGCTAAAAGCATGTAAAGAGCAATGGCTGCGCCCAGCTCCGACTTACCGTTTTTCTTGCCAATCTCCACATAAGCGGTTCGGTACTGGCGGGTTCCGTCTTCTCTCAAGGTTCCAAATAGACGCCTCACCAGGTCTTTCTCCCAGGGAAGTAACTTAAAAGGCTGACCAGCCCATCTGCCTTTGGTCAGCTTCAGTTGTTCTATAAAATTTATAGCATGGTTCGCATGAGCTTCACTAAATGGCATAGGCCTCTCCCCCTTTCAAATTAGTCGTCCTTACTCTTTTTTAGAATGTCCTCCGCCTTTGGTACATTTGAAAGCAGCTCTTCCATGGCATCGCCCTCGATGGTGCCTGCGCTGTTATTGATGTTGAGTCTACTTCTGGCCGATGGGCTTAGCCCAAGTTCTGAACAGAAATTTCGCATCTGCTTAAGGTTCTGCTGGGCAATGGATACTTGAGGAATCTGCTGAATGTATCCTGAAGCTGTCTTCAAAATGGATCCATGCTTTGAGATGAATTCCTCTGCTTCCTTCCATCTAGCATAGGCTTGACAGTACCCGGCAAAGGCAGCCATATCCACTTGAGTCAGTAGCCCCATTGCTTCCAATTCTTTTGATAGCCTTCTCCATTCTTTCTTAGCATCCGGTTCCAGCCATGACGGGCACTTGGGTGCTATCTGTTTTGGTTTCGGTTCGTTCTTATTCAGTGGTCTTTTTCCAGGGTTACCTTCCAGCTCTTTGACCGCTGTAGGTTTTGGTGGTCTTCCTCTACCTGCCATAACTTTCACCTCCTTCATTTACCGCAAAGAAAAAGAGCCATTTTAAGGCTCCAAATGTTGTTAATTTACTTTGTTTATGTCTACTTTAATCTCTTCAACTCGCCAATCTGTAAAGCTTTTGAACCATTCCTTTGAAAACTTCTCTGCCATCTCTTTGGTGTCCCAGTAGCAGGCCTTATCAAAATCAAAAGTCCATTTTGGGTGGCCCTCCCACATGCTGAGGTATAGCTTGTTACCCACTTTCGTTTGCATTGTTACCGTGTAGAAAATCTCCATTCCTTTCGCCTCCTTCGTTTTGGTATATACATATATCACTCTGAAGGCTAAATTAGTCAAGGATTACTTCCCACGGATTCCTTTATAATTGAAGTTCCCTTTTCGAATCTCTTCATGATCTGCTTCTACCGCTCTTTTGTATTCAGGGTCTTTGGTTTCTTTATCCTTGCAGCTCATGCAGATACACTGTTTATTGAACATGGACATGGTTCGTCCACCCTCTAAGCTACCGCCGCAGCGGTCACAATGTTTCTGGCTAAAAAATCGATCCATACGCACCTCCTACTCCACATCCACATATTCCATCAGCATGGCCAGAGCTTCATCATAGCTCTTGGCTTCAGTAGTTATTCGCTTAACCATCTCATCTGCCTTTTCAGGCTCCCCAGCTTCCTTTAGGGTTCGTGATACAATCCCCATGAGATTGAAAATGTTCCCGTTTTCCCCAATGAGTCTACATTTAGGTTTCATCGGTTTCATCCACCTTTCTGAAAGCACCGCTACCCTCTAGGTGCTTAAGTAGTGTCTTTCTGGTTTCCTTGTACTCGGGACCATTCATTCCAATGCGGATCAGCCAGGTTCTAAGTGCATACTTCGGGTTGTCATCTTGAGCCTGTTTGAAGGATGCGCGGTTTAAGGTTCTTCCGTATCTAGCAATAAGTACACATAAATCCTGAAATGCCTTGATTCTATCTGGATTCAATTTTGAGCTGTAAAGTTTGAAGGTGAACGTCTTCTCATCAAAATCAATCTGAAATCCAGGACACCTGTTTGTCCAGAGTTCTTCAAAGGCTTCTTTAAGTCCCTCTAAATCATTAATCTCTGGCTTATTTAGGTCTTCAGCAAACCCATCATCCATGAAGGCTTCCTCTGTTTTAAAAGCCATCATAATAAGTCGTTGCTTACTGTAAAGCATGTTGATGATGTTCTTCAGGCTATCAGCTGTATGCTCTTCAAAATTCAGTTTAACTTCAACCCCACTTAGTTCTTCTAGCGGATCAATTGTTTCTACATTTTGAGCTGATTCATGAACATCAACTTCATTCATCTGCACTTCATCAATGTACTCTTGTTCAGTCATTGGCTCTTGCTGTACTTCCGGATTCAGGATTTCTTCCATAGTGATGGACTCTCCATCTCCCCTGGTAATACCACCATGCCTGTCGATGGTATACACTTCATCTGCTGCCCTAATTTCATAATTAAAAGTTGGAACACTCAAGTACTTAGGTTTCACGCCAAAGTGCTCACCCAGTTGTTTGATCATTTCTTTCCGACCTCCTTCGTTTTGGTACTTACATATATCACTCTAAACACAGGATATAGCAAGTGATATATTTTTATTTTTAGAATTGGAAGTTCTACCATTGAATTGGTAATTTCTTTCATATACCATAGTAGTAAGAACCTAGGAGGTGCAAATGAAATCAACAGGCATTGTTCGGAAAGTTGATCAGCTTGGCAGAATCGTCATCCCAAAAGAACTAAGAGACACTCTCAGCATCGACCAGAAATCACCACTTGAGATCTTCACCAGTGAGGATACCATCATCCTTGGCAAGTACGAGCCGCAGTGTGCAATCTGCGGTAATTCAAAAGGTACTCGTAAATTCAAGGAAAAGCTCATCTGCAATAATTGTATTGCCTATATCAAAGAAGCAGGCCGTTAAGCCTGCTTTTTGCTTTCTTCAGTTTTTAAAGTTCAAGACCGGTATACCGTGGGTAATCATTATGAGAAGCTTCGCATAATGACTATTATGCAGAGAAAGTAATTATGCAAAGTAATGTCGCTGAAGAATTGATTTTAAGTATTGTATAGGTCTGATTACTTTGCATAATAAAATCCTATTTGCCTTTACCAAAATCCTTTAACCAAGAGAGCAAATCTGAATCTGCAGTCCATGAAGGTACATTTGGTGTCTTGACTGTCGATAATTTTTCTAGAGCCTCCCGTTTCATCTCAGTACTTGCTCGTGCGTAGACTTCTGTAGTGCTAACATCAACGTGTCCAAGCAAGTCTCTGATGTATATGAGATTCACTCCAGCTTCAAGTAAATGCATTGCTTTTGAGTGTCGTAGAATATGAGGTGTCACTTTGTCTGATATTTGCGGTGAAATAGTCGCTGCTTGACCAGCATATTTTTTCAAAATATAAGTCACTCCTGCTCTTGTTAATCTGCGTCTTTGCTGATTGCAAAACAGTGGATAGTCTTGTTTGCCAGGATCTAACAGCCTTTGTTCACCAAGATAATTTTCAAGTAGTTCAGAGGTGGCTCCCATAATAGGTACAATCCTTGACTTTCGTCCTTTTCCAGTTAAGTGTACTTTCGCTGGATAATCTAATCGAATGTCACGAACTGATAAATCAACAAGTTCTTGAACTCTGGCACCAGTATCATAAAGAATACTTAGAATTACTAGATCCCGTCTTCCACTAGTGGTAGATGTATTGGGTTGTTCTAGGATGATCTTTATCTCATGAGCCGTAAGGTACTTGATGACAGGTTTGCTTTTTCTCTTGCTAGGGATATCAATAATCTTTTGACACAGTAATAAGCTTTGTGGTTTCTCCGCTTGAATATATTTAAAGAAAGCGTGAATAGCTGCCAATCTTTGATTCCTAGTTGAAATACTACAATTTCTCTCTATTTCAAGCCATGATAGAAATCTGTGAATTATGTCAGGATTCAAATCATCGATGGACAATTTTTCGATGGAGAATCTATGTTCATCCCTACAGTAGGTTAAGAACAATCGAAAAGTATCACAATAAGAACTAATGGTATTGCTGCTTACATTCTTGATGTTAGGTAAATACTCAGACAGAAAAGTGCTTAACAACAATGAAAAATCAGCCTTTTTCATTTGAAATCACCTCCTATTGAAGGGATGATTCCTGGGTATTTATCTTCAAGAACTTTGTTGATATCCGGAAAAAGATCAGCCGTAAGTCTTAAGTATCTTTGAGATTCCTTCAATCCTACATGCCCTAAATACGCTGATAGGTAAGGTAGCGCTGATGAGATATTAAAATCATTTTGCACCCAATTTCTTAAACAATGAACTGCAAAAGTGTGACGGATATCATGAAATCGTGGACCCTTACCTTTTCCACCATGAGATATTCCAGCTTTCCAAAGAAGCCTTCGAAAGATATCATAAAGTGCTGTAGCGCTGAAAGCAGCCCCCCGTGCATTAGGGAAATATATGGATTCATCCTGTGATACTGAATGCATCTTCTTTGAATACTCGTAGCATAATTTTGTAATTGAATCAGACATAGGAACCAGACGGTTCTTATCAAATTTTGTTTCAATAATTGATAGGACACCATTTTCAAGATCCACATCACTTACTTTAAGCATGCGAATTTCAGAAAACCTAAGACCACAGCAAAACAAAATCTTAAACATCACAGGAATAACTACGCCTGCATATGGTGATTGTGATACAACCTTCCAATGATCAGCTTGATAGTAGATTCTATCAATCTCCTCATCGGTGAAAATATATGGAACAAAAGAACTTAGTGGCTTTTTAAAATATCCAACAGGTAAAACATAAGCTTCATAACCATATCGAAGCATAAAGAGGGCAAATTGTCTCATCAATATCACACGTAAGTTTTGGTTGGCTTCGCATTCATTGTCCCGTTTTGAAATCCATGCCAGAACAATATCCTTTGCTAAAACGTTGGTTCTACAGTCCACAGTTAATGTGAAACGATCAAAGTTAGCCAATCTTTTTGATTCGCTGTTATAGCTTAGGCCCATACCTCGCTTTTCTGCGATGTATGCTTCAATAGCTTTTTTCAATGGTCCATTATATTGATATTCTTTGATAGAGGTCGAATTACTCATAATCCACCTCTTTTTCAAGACTCAATGCACATTGGCGCAAGCCATCGATATCAGTGTGTAGATATACTTTTGCTGAATTAACATCGACGTGACCAAGTATCCCTGAGATCAGTTCCAGATCCACATGCTGTTCTAATAATCTGCTAGCCAAAGTGTGTCGAAGGGAATGGATTCCATGCTGATTACCACTCTTAACTTTGATCCCAGATTCCCGCTGATATCGGGCAACAATATTTCCAACCTTTTGTACTTGGCTATATGGAGCTTTGTGAATCACGAAAACATAAGGACAGTCCGTAGTCGGCCTACCGGATTTCAAGTAATCAATAATTGCCCACCCTATTTCAGGGAGCAAAGGGAGTGTGATCTTTTGCGTTGTTTTTAGTTGTGTGAATTCAATAATATTTTTGTCCCAGTATAGGTCTGTCAGTTTCAAGTTTTTAATGTCACTATCCCTAATACCTAGCTGTGTCACTAGAAGAAGAATTGCATAATCTCTTTTTCCATATGGGTTGCCTCGATCAACAGCATTAAGAAGATTAAAAACTTCTTCTTCCGTCCAGACCATAACAGGCTTTTCAGTTTGAGCAAATTTCAATTTAGGCATAGAGTCTGAAAAGTCTTGTGTGATCAAACCACTAAAGTAAGTGGATTTCAAATAACCTTTTATGGCCCCCAGCTCTCGCTGGACCGATTTCTTGCTAAATCGCAATAATGTGGTCGTATAATCTGAAAGAGTTCTTGATGTGATCTCTAAAGGTTCATTAACGCCAGTTGAGATTAAAAATTCAAAGAAGCTTCTTAGCAATATCTTGTTTCTCTTAATGGTTGAAGGTTTATTATTTCTATTGCTGCAATATTCAATATATGCATTGTATGACTCTTGGAATCCTGTGGGGATAGGAATGACTGACTTTTTAAATCGTCCCAGAAATCTACCATTAAGATCCATGTCACCAAGGCGTCTTATTGCGCTAGCAGCTGCATTTACATTAGGTTTATGCTTGTCGACAGATATATCTGGGTAATTGTATTTTTCTTTGAGGAAGACTCGTGCTGTTTCATGGTCATAATACTCAAGGTCTTGTTCTTGGGAGTAAATTTTAAACTCATTCCAGAACATATGACATGTTGAAATGCTTTTGGCGCTATACCTTAACCTCCTTAACTCTTGATCTGATTGATTGATCAGGTGTTGAATAGTACTTTTACTTTGATTCATCTTGATACCTCCATTTCATATTTAGAGATTTCTAATAAACTATCTCACTCTAAATATATCCCATGGAGTATTATGTGAAGTGATTTTTATTAACATAATGCTATTCAATCGGTTTCTATGCCGGACTTTGCATAATTACTTTCTCTGCATAATAGTCATACCCTTCCGTATTTACCAGAACCCTCTCTCCCGTGTCTATGTTCACGACTCTAATGCATCTGATCTTACCGTCTTGGTCCATCCCACCATCTTCATGGGAAATCCAAGGCTGATCTTTGAAGAAGTCCTGGGCAAAATCTCTGAACTCTGCATCCTTTAAAATCACTTCTCTCGTGATGGTGTATGGCTGCCCTTTCTTTCCCTCTTTGATGGCTTGATGGGTGAGTTCTTTAAGCTCTACTAGGTCACACACTTTTCTACCGAATAATGCTTTCATCACTTTTTCCCTCCCACTCTTTTGAAATATCCTGTTTCCAGAAATTCCTCCATCTCACCGGGTGTGTAGATCAGGCATTCATCATCGTTTTCTTCAATGGGTGCCAAGATAAAATCCCGATCCCATTTCCCAGCGATTTCGTAAACCTTACCGCTCCTGCTTTCAAACTTGTCTTTCTTCTGAATCATCATTTCTTTGACCTCCTTGCATTTAGTTTACTTTTGGTACTACCATATATCACTCTAAAGCTACATAAATGCAAGTCTTATCTTGAGAAATGATGTATATTTTCTAAGGCTTACAGAAAACTCGGCGGGTACTTTTTAATGGCTTTTTCACTGATGGCCAGAGCATCTTCAATAAATGCTTCGTCAAAACCGGCAGCCCTATAACCTTCTTTCACAGTCTCTAGATAACTTCTACTTGGAAGGTTGAGATGGATCCTATCCAGAATCTTATCGGTCATGATGTACACCATGGCTGTGATGACCATTCCATCTTCCATGGTGACCTTCACATCTTCCTTTTCATAAAACCTCGGGTAGCCTTCGTAAAAGTCCAGTGCCTTTTCATCTTCTGGTTCAAGCTCCCAAACAACCACTGGTACTTTTCCACCACGTTTTCTCTCAATGGTGCAGTAGGCGTTTTCCATCTGACCTTTAAATAGCAGACGGTATCCTTTTAACAATCCTTTGCCATAGACCTTAGCTGTTGGGCACCTCAAGGCCATTTGGCCTAAGTTTAGATTGGACCCGTAGGCCACACCCAGTCTTTTTTCCACTTTCATCATCACTTCATCCTTTCTTAAAGAGCGGTTTATCCCCTTTAGCTTCGCCTGTGTGGGCTTTTGTTTGAAGTAGGGAACCCTTCTACCACCTTAAGAGCGGTTTCCCGCTCGGTGGGTTTGAAGGCGCCGCCTTTTTATCTATGCGGCTGTGCGAAATCTCCAGGCTGCGCTTCCATCCAGGTGCTTGCAAAGGTGCTCTCTGCAGTTCTTGAAATCATCTCCGATAAAGCCGATTCGGTTAAGCCAGGTTCTCATGGAGAACTTAGGATTTTCAATCTGTGGCTTCTTGCTGCTGGCACTCTTTTGGGTCAAGGCCTGATGGTTCATTGCAAGGCTTAAGGCAACGTAGCTTCGTATCTTTCCTGCGTGAAGGGTTCCGTTGAATCCCCTTAGTTCAACCGTTCCACATCCGTTAAAAAGGCTGTGAAGGTTTAAAAAATGGTACCTACTTTCATGGTAGTGCCTTTCTCTCCTGTCGCTGTAGCCTTGGTACCAGATGTCTTCAACCTGCTTCATGGTAGTTGGCTTTTTCTTGTTCATCCTTTCAACAAGGCTTTGGTCCATCTTTTTGCAGTAGTGCATTCTTCGTCGCTCTATCTGAAGGGCATCGTATAAAAGGTCGTTCCTTGAGTAGATGATGTTCATGAATTTTCTGATGGACCTTGGTGTGTGGTCCCTGCCGTCCAGGTGGATGTGGATCCCGGTGCAGTTTTGCTGTTCTGAAAAAGCTCCGGCTTTCCTAAGTTTTCTCACCATCTCCTGAAGGCTTGCCATGTCCTTTTCGTAGGTTAAAATCGGGCTGACCAGTTCGACGCTGTATTCTTTTGAAGCTGAAACCTTCTGGCCGCCTGATTTCTTTTGAGTGGTTATGCTGCCGTCATACATCACTTTCCACTTTCGTCCATCAGGGGCTGTGATTCTAAAGGTCCCGTAGTAATCGTGAAGCTCCTCGAGGCTACCGCCTAAATGCTCTGCTACAATCTTTGCTGCCTTTCTTCTTGTGAATCCTGTAAATTCAATCTCGATGCCGAAGTTGCTCTTTAAAAAATCCTTGTTTGCCATGGTATTTTCCCCTTTCTCATTTAGGTGTGTTTCTTTGGTCATGTACATATATCACTCTAAACGAGATAT